GATGACACACAAGTTGAGCCTGCTGCTGAAGAGCAAGTAGAATTAGCTGCTGAAGAAACTCAGAATGTAGATGAGATAGAGGTTAAAGACGCTGTTGAATTAGCGGAAGACGAAGAAATGCCTGCTGAAGATAGCGCAGAAGAAGCTCCTGAAGAGCCTAAGTACGCTACTAAGGAGGAATTAGAAGCTGCACTTGCTGAGATGAAAGCAATGTATGAGCAGATTATGGAAAAGATGGGTTCAGAGGAAATGGAAACTGAAGTTCCTGCTGAAGAACTATCTAAAGAAGAACTATCTGCTGAGTCACCTGTAGAGCCTATTGCTCACAGCCCTGAAGTGGAAGACAAAGCAAAACTTAGCTTCTTCAAACAAAACAAACCACAAACTACTATGGGAGTGGTTTATGAAAAAATGTTTAACAAGTAATTATTAAATAAAAATGGCAACAACTACTTCAATCACTACTACTTATGCTGGTGAATTTGCAGGACAGTATATTTCAGCTGCCCTTCTTTCAGGCAAGACTCTAAACGAGGCTGCTATCAGCATTAAACCAAATGTAAAGTACAAAGAGGTTATCAAGAAAGTTTCTACTTCAGGACTTATTGCTAACGCATCTTGTGACTTTGCTGACACAGGAAATGTAACACTTACTGAGCGTATTCTTCAACCTGAAGAGTTCCAAGTAAATGTTGAATTATGTAAAAAAGACTTCCGTTCTGACTGGGAGGCTATCCAAATGGGAATTGGTGCATTTGACCAACTACCTCCAAACTTCGCAGACTTCCTAATTGCTCACACAGCTGGTAAAGTTGCTGAGAAAACTGAGCAAAACATTTTGGGTGGAGTAAACGCTAACGCAGGTGAATTTGATGGATTCTCAGTTCTTATGGCTGCTGACTCTGATGTAAACGATGCTGCTAACGGTTCTGAAACTTCATTCACTGCTTCTAACATTGTAGGATTACTTGAGAACACTTTAGATGCAGTTCCTTCAACTGTTTATGGTAGAGAAGACCTTACTATCTATGCTCCAACTGTAGCTTTCAAAGCTTACATCCGAGCTTTAGGTGGATTTGGTGCTGCTGGATTAGGTGCAGCTGGTGTTGATAGCAGAGGTTCACTTTGGTACAACAACGGAAACGCTCTATCTTTTGATGGTGTTAAAATCCAACACACTCCTGGTATGCCTGCTGACCACATCATCGCTGGTGAGGCTTCTAACCTTTACTTCGGTACTGGTCTATTATCTGACCACAACGAGGTTAAAGTTATTGATATGGCTGACCTTGATGGTTCTCAGAATGTACGAGTAATTATGCGATTCACTGCTGGTGTTCAGTACGGAATTGGGTCTGACCTTGTATTGCTAACTTTAGCATAATAAACAAATTGTATAACGAAAGAGGGTAGGTGTGCCGAAGAGCCTGCCTACCCTTTTTTAATAAAAAATAAAACTATGAGTTGCGACATTTCAGCAGGAAGAGTATTACCTTGTAAGGATGCTGTAGGTGGATTGAAGAATGTTTACTTCATCAACTACGACTCAGCGGTTAGCATTGACGAAGAGGCGGATGGTACAGTAGTATCTGTTTCGGGTTGGGCAGCTACAGCTGATGTATTCAAGTACGAACTTAAAGGGAACTCTTCTTTAACACAGAACATCCAGTCTTCAAGAGAGAATGGAACTACTGCTTTTGAGCAGGTATTAGAACTTACCCTACCAAAACTTAGTGCTGCCGATAACCAAGCTATTAAGCTATTATCATTCGGTAGACCAAGAATTGTAGTAGAGGACTATAACGGAAACCTATTCTTAGTAGGTAGAGAGAACGGTGCTGATGTAACAGGTGGTACTATTGTAACTGGAGCAGCTATGTCTGACTTATCAGGTTACACACTTACCTTTACAGGTATGGAGCGTACTCCTGCAAGCAGTGTAACAGGTACTTTCCCAGCTGCCTAATTAACATAGACAGCCTAATGATTAGAGCAGCCCCGTAAGGCTGCTTTTTTCGTTTGTATAGGTACAAATAAAAACAGAAAACATACTATTAGGTTATCCTATTGTGATACAATTAAGACCTATACAGACAGCACAGACTTTCAGTATTATTCCCTCTTCTTATGCAAGTGCGGACTTAGATGCTGCAACGCTTTCTTTAACGGAGAATGGTACTTACCAATCAGAGTTAGATGTAACCTTTACTTATGCTACTTCCTCTAACGGGAACTTCATAGAGATTACAGCAACTCCTACTATTGAATTAAAGGAAGACCAAATATATACACTTGAATTAGGCACAGACTCTAAAGTGCTATTTAGAGATGTAGTTTATGTAACAAGTAAAACAGACAAAAAAGAAGTATTTAGCTATCCTAATACCTATACTCAGTATGGTACGGATGATGACTATATAGTATTGTAATATGGCAAGAAACAGCGCACACTTAAAAAAGGAGTATAAGAATAGCATTAGGGTAGTAAACCTTAGTGGCTATCAGTCTCCTGAGATTATTGAAGATGACCGTAAGGATTGGGTGTTATACCTTACAGGAGATGACCATCAAGACTACTTTGACAGCCTTGTAGATAACTACTTAGGAAGCCCTACTAACGCTTGTTGTATCAACGGTATTACCGAAATGATATACGGTAGAGGGTTAGATGCTACAGATAGTGCAGAAAAGCCACAGATGTACGCTAAGATGAAGCTATTATTTAAGCCATCTTGTATGCGTAAGCTGGTTAATGACTATAAGTTATTAGGTCAAGGTGCTTTGCAAGTTATCTACAACAAGACTAAGACTTCTATTGTTAAGGTAGTACACTTTCCTATGGAGACTCTTAGAGCAGAGAAAGCTAAGGATGGTAAGATTAAGGCATACTACTATCACCCTAAGTGGAGTGAGCTAAAGCCTTCTGACAAACCTAAGCGTATTCCTACCTTTGGAAACGGAGCAAAAGGAGACCTTATTGAGTTATACATCTTTAAGCCTTACAAGTCAGGATTCTATTACTATTCACCTGTTGATTATAACGGATGTCTTCAGTATGCTAACTTAGAAGAAGAGGTAGCTAACTACCATATCAATAATATTCAGAATGGCTTACAGCCATCTCTCTTATTCAACTTCAATAACGGAGTTCCTAACGAAGAGACTCAAGAACTTATTGAGAGAAAGATTTATGATAAGTTCAGCGGTAGCTCAAACGCAGGTAAATTTGTACTTACCTTTAATGACTCTTCAGAAGACCAAGCCACTATTGAACCTATACATCTGCCTGATGCTCACGCACAGTACCAATTCTTGGCAGATGAAGCAAGAGAGAAAATTATGCTTGGACACCGCATTGTATCTCCTATTCTATTAGGTATTAAAGATAACACTGGATTTGGTAACAACGCAGAAGAGCTTAGAACAGCCTCTATCATTATGGATAATATGGTTATCCGCCCATTCCAACAGCAAATTACTGAAGGGCTAAGTGAGATACTTGCCTTCAATCAAATCTATCTTAACTTATACTTTGTTACACTACAGCCTATTGAGTTTACAGAACTTGATAATATTGCTACTAAGGTTAAGAGAGAAGAAGAGACTGGTGAGAAGTTATCTAAAGTAGAAGAGCAAACAGACTTATCAGACGAAGAGTTTGAAGATATCTTTGAGCAGCTTGAGGAATTAGGAGAGGTTATCTCTGATGATTGGGAATTAGTATCTGCTGAGAAAGTAGAACTTGCTAATGTATCAGAGAAGGATGCTAAACCCTCTAAGGAGTCTTCTCAGGACAATAAAGGCTATAAGGTACGCTATGCCTATATGCCTATGAGAAAGTCTCCTGACAGCCGTTTATTCTGTCAAAAGATGGAGGGTATCACAGAGAAGGATATTGTATTCCGCTTAGAAGATATTAATCAAATGTCTTTCAGAGGTATCAACAAAGAATTAGGACACAAAGGAAGAAACTACTCGCTATTTAAGTTTAAGGGCGGTAAGAACTGTCACCACTTTTGGGAAAAGAGAGTTTATAAGAAGAAACAACAAGTAAGCGAAGAAGAGGCTTTATCAGAAGGCTATGTAGCACCAAACAATCCAAGTGAAGTGCCAGTAGCACCAAAAGATATGCCAAACGGAGGTGCTTACCCAACAAATAAATAAAAATGGCAAATAAGGCACTATTTATAAAGTTAAGTGAGTTAAAGAAGAAGTCTATTATTGCTGGTAACTTAGACCCTGACAAGTTAGTACAATTTGTTGAGGTTGCTCAAGATACTCACATACAAAACTACTTAGGTGGTAAGCTGTATAAGAAGCTACAAGAGCTAATTATTGCAGGTACTATTGATGATGCAGGAAATGCTGACTATAAGACTCTTATTGATGACTATGTAAAGCCTATGCTAATATGGTTTAGTCAAGCGGACTATATTCCTTTTGCTGCCTTTCAAATTAGCAACGGAGGGGTTTATAAGCACAGAAGCGAGAATAGTGATACAGCAAGTATGGATGAGGTAAATATGCTTGCAGCAAGAGCCTTAGAGACTGCTGAGTTCTACACCCGTAGATTTATGGACTATATGGACTTTAACAGCCAGCTATATCCTGAGTACACTACTACTGCAAATGAGGATATGCACCCTGACAAGGATGTAAACTTTGGAGGAATATATTTAGGGTAGTGGGTAAGATTAGAGGCAAATATAAACCTAAAGAGGATAATGTACAGAAGTTGATAGCCTTCTTGCATAAATTAGAGAAACAACAAAAAGAGAAAAAAGAGTTATCTAATAAAGGAGAACAATGATAACAAACTGGGGACAAGCACAAAATAATACTGGATGGGGCAGCATCTACAACCAAACTTGGGTAGGAGAGTATATCTTTCTTACTGTGGTAGGAGATGGTAATGACTTTGCTAAGAGGGTGTCGGATGATAGTGGTACTATGGAGGCGCATACAACATTGGTAGGAAACTTAAATTATAGCTTAAAATGAGTAATAAATACGATAAAGCAGGATTAGCGATGATTCCTTCGGGGTATAAGGCTTCGAAGGTTTATAGCGTTATTCCAAATAGTACAGATGGTGATTTCGACTTCTCAAGGTCGGGAAGTGCTACGAGGGTAAATAAGGATGGTCTTATTGAGGTAGTAGGAAGTAATGTACCAAGATTAGACTATCCTATTATTGATGGAGTAGTACAAGACACCCCTTCTTTGTTGTTAGAGCCAAGTAGGACTAATAGGATTGCACATAGTGAAGATTTTACATCTTGGACTGCATCAAATATAAATGTAACGAGCAATTCTACAATATCTCCTGATGGCTCTTCTAATGCTTCTTTAATTTCAATTAGCGGAGGAACTTCTGACCAAAGAATTTATTACAGTGTAACTTATTCAGGAACTAATGTTTTTTCTGTGTTTGCTAAAGCAAATGATTCTAAATGGCTAATGTTGCAAACGGGTGGTTCTTCTAATAAATGGTTTGATTTAGAGAATGGGGTCTTAGGTGGCTCAACTGTAACCTCTGCTTATATAGATTCTTTTATTGAAGATTACGGAAATGGTTGGTATAGATGTGGAATGATTTTTACAGATAGTTTCACAACAACAACAAGAATATATCCCGCAGAAGGAGATTTAGATGTAACACATACAAGTGGCTCTATTTATATATGGGGAGCGCAATCCGAAACAAGTTCTTCTTACCCTACTTCATATATTCCAACATCAGGTAGTGCAGTAACAAGAAACGCTGAGGTATGTAACGGAGCAGGAACTTCTGCTGATTTTAATGATTCAGAAGGGGTATTGTTTGCTGAGATATCGGCTCTTGCTAATGATAGTACATCGAGAGTTATTACTTTAGGGGATGGGACGAGTTCTAATAGGATACAAGTATTTTTCTCAACTACATCAGATACAATTGTAGGTAATTTAATTTCAGGGGGTGTTTCTCAGGCTTTATTTAGCTATGTTGTTAATGACATTACAACTGAATCTAAAATAGCATATAAATATAAAGCAAATGACTTTTCTTTTTGGATAAATGGATTTGAAATAGCAACAGATATATCAGGCTCTGTTTCATCAGGGTTATCTGAATTAGCCTTTGATAACGGAACAGGAGCATCTGACTTCTACGGAAAAACCAAACAACTAATTACCTTTAAAGAAGCATTAACAGATGCTGAATTAGAAGAACTAACCTCTTGGCAGTCGTTTAATGATATGGCAACGGAACAACTATATACAATAGAATAAGATATGGCACAAACATTTAAATACGGAAATGGTGTATGGGCAACTAAGGAGGGTTCATCTCTTGCGTTCAATGACCAAGATGGACACTATAAGCCTCTTCCTTTTACTACGACAAGAGCCTCTTCTGCTACAAGGGTAAACAAACAAGGCTTAATAGAAGTAGTAGGTAACGACAGAGCAAGAATTGATTATTCTGAGACATCGAAAGGTGCTTTGTTATT